TACAACTGCTATTTCAATTGTGAGTGCTTTGGCGTGAATTGGTTTCACAGCATGTTATCTGATGGTACAGATGATCTTATCAGCAGTAAAAGAGCAGTAACAATCGCCGCATTTATTTTGTGTGCTATCGCCTTTGTTGCAGATTTAATTTGGGATTTAAAGGTAGATCCAAACGTGTTTGAGGGTATGATGTATATTGCCATCGCCGGCCTTGGAGTTACTGCATCCGAAAAATTTGCAAAAAAGAGCGAGGCACCAAAACTATGAAAATAAATCCTGTGTCTTATCCCACAATTCAACCACCAACAATTTCAAAACCAGTAACAGAATACATTGAACATATACACCAAGAGAGAATTGAAGTTAAAATGGCACTTGAAAAGATTGAACAAGGAATGGTAGAATTAAAAACACTCATCGATCAAATTGCCGCAATAAGGTGTAACAAAGATGTATCCTGAAGAAGAAAAAATGCATGCTCTCGAATTAAAAGTTGGTTTGTTGGAAAAAGATGTTCAACAAACTGATAGGGTATGCGAGAAACTATCTGAATCTATAGAAAAGATTCAAGAAATGAATGATAACATGATTCGTATGTTAACCATTCACGAACAACGCCACGAACAACACGAAAAATCGGAAGATAATTTGCAAGAAGATATAAAAGAATTACATTCACGCATTACTACAGTTAGCCGTGAAATACATGAACGAATTGATCAAGTGGAGGTTAGAATTACCGAAAGACTTGACAATATTCGTGCCGATCTTATTCGCCATAAACAGGAAGATAATGGCAATAAAATTAGCGATACTTTAAAAGAAATCGATAAGTATAAATGGATGATCCTCGGTGCAGCCATCGCACTTGGTTGGGTTATCGGTAATGTCAATCTAGGTGTTTTAGGTACACTTTTCAAATAGACTTGTTTTTGTTGTAGTTTTTTGTTATACTCTTTATTATGTTATCAGTTGATTCTAAATATGTCCGTCTAATGTCATTTCGTCTGCGTAATTTCAAGCAGAAGAATGATTACCTTTGGAATTTCTCCTGTCCAATTTGTGGTGACAGTAAGAAAAATAAAACAAAGGCTCGTGGTTATGTTTATCGTAAATTAAATGATTTGTTTTACACCTGCCATAATTGTGGTGCAGGTTTAAGTCTTGGTAATTTTATAAAGCATGTAGATGAAAGTTTGTACAAAGAGTATTCTCTTGAACGATACACATCGGGTAAGACCAATAATTCAAAACTTGCAAACACAATTCTTAACATTACACCAACAAGGTTCGATAAACTTGAAAAGGCAAAAACATTTGAACACGCAGAATGGTGTGATAAACTGCCAGAAGGCCACTTTTGTCTTGATTATCTAAAGCACAGAAAAATAGATAAATCACATTATGAAAGATTGTTATTTACACAAAATTATAAACAATTTGTTGATGCACTCATACCAAATCACGGAAAACAATTACTTGATGATGCACGACTTGTAATTCCTTTTTATGATGCGTATAATGAATTGATTGCTGTATCTGGCCGTGCATTAGTAACGAGTGACAAAACATTAAGATATGTTACTATAAGAACAAAAGAATCTACTGATAAATTGATATTTGGCATGGATCGTGTCAATCGATCAAAAGATGTTTATATTGTCGAAGGACCACTTGATTCATTGTTTATTGATAATTGTGTTGCCTCCGGTGATGCCAATCTTACACTTGCAGCAAAAAGTATTTCAGTAGGTAAAAAGATTTTAATATTTGACAATGAACCAAGAAATAAAGAAGTGATGAAATTGATGCAAAATGCAATCAAATTAGATCATTTTGTAGTAATTTGGCCAGATAATTTGATTGGTAAAGATATAAATGAAATGATCATGAATGGAAAAACAAAAACAGAAATACAAAGTATTATAAGTAGTAACTCCTTCAAAGGTCTTGAGGCACAAGCCAAGTTTACATTTTGGAAAAAAGTATGAAAGTTGAATTGATTAGTTATACACAACCAGCGATGCATTTCGCTGAGAACACAACAGAATTGGTTGCTTTTTGTGCGAGAGTATCAAATCCTAGCAACCAAGCCAACAAAGAAACTAGTGAGAAATTAATTCGTTATCTTATTAAGCATCAGCATTGGTCACCACTTGAAATGGTGAACATGTGTTTAGAAATAGAAACCACAAGAGATATTGCAAGACAAATGCTTCGTCACCGTTCATTTAGTTTTCAAGAGTTTTCTCAGCGTTACGCCGACCCAACTAAAGATTTAGATTTTGTTTTAAGGGATGCAAGATTACAAGATGAAAAGAATCGTCAAAACTCCGTTGAAACAGATGATGAATTATTAAAATACTCATGGAGAATTATGCAGAATCGTGTATTAAGTGAAGCAAAAACTGCATATCAATGGGCCATAGATAATGGTATAGCAAAAGAACAAGCTCGTGCTGTATTGCCTGAAGGACTTACAATTTCGAGATTATACATGAATGGCACATTAAGATCATGGATACACTACATACAACTTCGCTCAGCGAATGGCACACAAAAAGAACATATAGAAATAGCACAGAAATGTGCAGAAATAATTGCCACGGTATTCCCCATGGCAAATGAATTCGTAACAAAATAATAATAACTGGAGTATTGCATGTCTGATATTGTTCACGGCATCACCGTAGATTTCACTAGAGATTCATTGTTTGATGAATTAGGTATCAAAAGATTAAAAGAGAGTTATATGCGTGAGGATGAAAACTCACCACAAGAAAGGTTTGCATATGTATCTAAACATTTTGGGACGAATGCTGCACACTCGCAAAGGCTTTATGAGTATTCTTCTCGACATTGGCTTTCTTATTCTACTCCCATTTTATCTTTTGGCCGCTCTAAGCGTGGTCTGCCTATTTCATGTTTTCTCCCGTATCTTGATGATTCCGCAGAAGGCCTTGTCGATTGTCTGGCGGAAGTAAATTGGCTCTCAATGCTAGGAGGAGGGGTTGGAATTGGAATTGGAATTCGCTCTGCTGATGATAAGTCGGTTGGTGTTATGCCTCATTTGCGTACCTATGATGCTTCTTCTCTCGCTTACAGGCAGGGCAGAACTAGGCGTGGTTCTTACGCTGCTTATCTTGATATTAGTCATCCTGATATTCTCATTTTTTTAGAAATGAGGAAACCAACAGGCGACCAGAATATGCGTTGCTTGAACTTGCATCATGGCATTAATGTTACAGATGATTTCATGCATCTAATTGAAAAATGTATGTTAGATCCACATGCTGATGATACATGGCATTTAAAAGATCCTCATAGTGGTGAGGTTCGTGATACAGTATCGGCTCGTGAATTGTGGCAGCGTATATTAGAAATTCGTATGCAAACAGGTGAACCTTATTTGCATTTTATTGATACAAGTAATCGTTTAATGCCAGAGTTTCAAAAGAAACTTGGTCTATCAATTAAACAAAGTAATTTGTGTAGTGAAATTATTTTACCAACAGATAAAGAGCGTACAGCTGTCTGTTGTTTATCATCAGTTAATTTGGAGTATTACGATGAATGGAAAAACGATCCAAACTTTTTGCACGATGTTGCTGAAATGCTTGATAATGTTCTTCAGTACTTTATTGACAATGCTCCTTCTTCTATCGCTCGTGCAAAGTATAGTGCCAGCAGAGAGCGTTCTATTGGTATTGGTGCTCTTGGGTTCCATGCTTATTTGCAGCGAAACAATATTGCTTGGGAATCTGCTTTGGCCACAAGTGCCAACAATAAAATGTTTAAACATATTAAGGAGAAATTAGATGCTGCCAATCTTTCGTTGGGTGCCAAACGGGGAGAGGCTCCCGATGCCGTTGGTACTGGTCGCAGGTTTAGTCATATGCTTGCCATTGCTCCTAACGCTTCTTCTTCAATCATAATGGGCAATACATCACCAAGTATTGAACCTTTTAGAGCAAATGCATATCGACAAGATACATTAAGTGGTGCCTTTCTAAACAAAAACCGTTATTTGGATAAAATCATCAAGGAGAAATGTGATGCAGACAAAAATCTTGATTACAGCGAAATCTGGTCGTCTATCATCGCCAATGATGGGTCCGTTCAACACCTTGAGTTTCTTGATGAGTGGACAAAAGATGTGTATAAAACCAGTATGGAAATTGACCAAAGATGGGTCGTGGACCATGCAGCTCACAGACAAAGTTACATTGACCAAGCGCAGTCTGTCAATTTGTTTTTTAGACCAGATGTTAATGTAAAATACTTACATGCTGTACATTTTCAGGCATGGAAACAAGGATTGAAAACTCTTTATTATTGTCGTTCAGAAAAATTGGCCAAAGCTGATAAAGTTGCTAAAAAAATTGAGCGTGAAGTAATACAAGAGATTGATTTAAAACAATTAGCGACAGAAGAAGTGTGTTTGGCTTGTGAAGGTTAATGTTGTATTAAGAACATGCGATAGAGTTTCTTTGGCGACTGATAGAATAGTGGCCAAAGATGAATGTATTATTCGTTGTTTAATTTCTTTAGTAAATTCTTTAGAATCATATGGTAAATATTCATTACATATCATAGATGATAATTCAAGTGAATGTACTAAAGATAAAATAAAAGAAGTTGCACCAACAGCAACATTTAATTTTTTACCTGAGAGGGATCAAACAGGTCTAAATGGTAAACAAAAGTCACGATATTCAGTAAAAGTGGCATATGACTACATTGATACTTTACCTGAAGATGAATTAGTTTATATTGTAGAGGATGATTATTTACATTATAATGATTCGATAAGAAAGATGGTTGAAGCATGGTATTACTTTCAATCATTTGATATGAAAACAGAAATTGGCATATTTCCACAAGATTTTGTGCAATTATATTTTCATCCTAAAAACTTATTTAATGATACTTACATCAGACCATGTATTGTATCACCAGGACCAGACAGATACTATCGTACCACATGGTTCACACACGAATCGTTTATGATAAAGAAATCTGTCATTACAAAATATAAAGAAGAATTTAATAAATTGATGGAGATAGGTGAGATAGATGGTAAATGGGAAGGCACCAGTCTATCAAATGTATGGACAAAACCTGATGTAGCTATGTTGATGCCCATGAAAACTTTAGCAATACATGTAAGTACAAAAGAAGATATTTCATTTTTCTGTAACGATTTTCAAGAATTATGGAACAAAAACGCATACTAGTTGTTGGTGCAGGTTATGCTGGCGCCGTAGTGGCCAGAGAATTACATGATGCTGGATTTTATGTAGATGTGATTGATCGCCGGCCACATATAGCAGGTAATGCTTACGATTTTGAAAATGATTTTGGTATTCGTGTGCATAAGTATGGCCCTCATTTGTTTCATACTAACAATGAAGAAGTATTTAAATGGTTATCTAAATTTACTGATTGGATACCATATGAACACGAAATAAAAGCTAAATTAAAAAGTGGTGCATTTGTACCATTTCCAGTAAATAGAAATACTTTATTGGTCGTAAATAAAGAAGATGTTTTTAAAACATTTTTTGAACCGTACTCACGCAAAATGTGGGGACAATATTACGATGAAATAAGTAAAGATGTATTTGATAGAGTAAAACCAAGAGATACATCAGATAATCGTTGTTTTACTGACAAATATCAATATATGCCTGTTGAAGGCTACACAAAAATGTTTGAAAATATATTAGATGGTGTAAATGTATTTTTAAATCGTGATTATCATAAATCTATGGAAAATGAATATGATCATATCTTTAATTCGATGGCCATAGATGAATATTATGATTATTGCTATGGCGAATTGCCATATCGATCAATACATTTTCATACGATAACAGTACCCATAGATGAAATACTGCCTTGTACAACAGTAAATTTTACAGATGATGGTCGATTTACAAGAGTTACAGAATGGAAAAAAATACCAATGCATGGTGAGAATATGAATTACAGTACCGTTACATATGAAGAACCATGCGACTATAAAGAAACAGGTGAAAAGTATTATCCCGTGATGACTGAAAATACGAAATTGTTATACAAAAAATATAAAGACATACAAAATGATAAGGTGACATTCATTGGCCGATGCGGCCTTTATACCTACATGGATATGCACATGGTTGTTTCGTCATCGTTATCAATCGCAAAAAAATTTATAAGAGAGAATAAGTATGGTAAAGAGAAAACATAACATAACAGAAGAAAGAAATTCATTCAAACCTTTTTATTATCCATGGGCATATGAAGCATGGTTAAAACATGAACAGATTCATTGGTTGCATACAGAAGTGCCTATGCTTGAAGATGTAAAAGATTGGAAAAATAAACTTACAAAAGAAGAAAAACAGTTTCTTACACACATTTTTCGATTCTTCACACAAGGCGATATAGATGTTGCTGGTGGCTATGTTAAAAACTATTTACCTTATTTTGCACAACCAGAAGTTCGTATGATGCTTCTTGGCTTTGCGGCTCGTGAAGCATTACATGTGGCTGCATATTCACACTTAATTGAAACTCTTGGCTTGCCAGAAACTATGTACAATCAGTTTCTTGAATATGATGCAATGAAACAAAAACACGAATACATTCTAGATATTTCTAATCAAAATTCAAGTAAAGAAAACACAGCCAAACATATTGCCGTATTCTCTGCATTTACAGAAGGTATGCAGTTGTTTAGTTCTTTTATTATGTTATTGAATTTTCCACGACATGGTAAAATGAAAGGCATGGGACAGATTGTTACATGGTCAATTGTTGATGAAACCATGCACACAGAATCAATGATTAAGTTGTTTAGAACCTATATTGAAGAAAACAAAGAGATTTGGAATGATGAGTTAAAAGGTCAGATATATACTATTGCAGGTAAAATGGTTGAATTAGAAGATAAATTCATTGACCTTGCATTTGATATGGGACCAATGCAAAATCTAACATCAGATGAAGTGAAACAATACATTCGATATATTGCTGATCGTAGACTAATTAGCCTTGGTATGAAAGGTATTTTTAAAGTTAAAAAGAACCCACTACCATGGGTTGAAGAAATGATTAACAGTCCAATTCACGGCAATTTCTTTGAGAATCGTGTAACTGATTATGCAAAAGGTGCATTGTCTGGTGATTGGGAAGATGTATGGGGCAAAGCAGCATGATCACAATAGATCAAACAGCAATAAACAAAATTGCAGAGTTATATGTAGAAGAAAATGATCCTGAAGTAAAAGGCCTTCGCATATTTGTTCAAGGTGGCGGTTGTTCTGGTTTTCAATATGGTTTTACTTGGGACAATGCCATCAATGAAGATGATTTTGTTTTTGATGTGAAAGATGATATAAAATTATTAGTTGATAGTATGTCATCACAATATTTGCAAGGCACAACAGTTAAATATAAAAAAGAATTAGGCGGTGAACAATTTGTTATGGAAAATCCTAATGTAACAACCAAGTGTGGTTGTGGTTCATCTTTTGGAGTTTAAAAATGGCATATTCAGCTCAAGTAATAGACCATTATGAAAATCCTAGAAATGTAGGATCTTTTGCAAAAACAGAAGATTTAACGAAAATTGGTACAGGTATGGTTGGTGCTCCAGCCTGTGGCGATGTAATGAAATTGCAGATAAAGGTGAATGATGAAGGAATTATTACTGATGCGAAGTTTAAGACATATGGCTGCGGCTCCGCAATTGCAAGCAGTTCTCTTGTCACGGAATGGGTCAAGGGTAAAACTCTTGATGAGGCATCAACTATTAAGAATACTCAAATCGCCGAAGAGCTGGCGCTCCCTCCAGTCAAAATACATTGTTCAATTTTGGCTGAAGATGCAATCAAAGCGGCCATAGAAGATTATAAGAAAAAGAATTCACAATGTTTGGTTTAACTTTAATTATGACTTTGTTATTAGGTTATCAAGTAATGATGCCTCAGGTAAACAATGCCAAATACACCTTCAATATTGATTCAGAAGGTACTATTATACGCATGAATACACAAGATGGCACAATGGAAAAATGTGATAAAAATTTAATTTGTAAGGGAGAGAAATGAAAAAACTATTATTTACAATTCTTGTTATGATGGGTTCAACCGCCATGGCCAATCCATATAATTGGCAAATCACCCGTGTTATTGATGGTGATACCGTAGAATTTAATGTACCATTTATGCCTGATCCATTACCAAAGAAATTATCAATTCGTGTATTAGGCGTTGATACACCAGAAAAAGGCCATCGTGCATTATGTCCAAAAGAAAATGAAGCTGCACAGAGAGCCACACAATTTACCAAAGATGTATTGAATCGTGCATATCAATCTGGCCAACAAGTATTGATTGAATTAAAAGACCATGATAAATATGGCGGCCGTGTGCTTGGTGATGTGGTTATTAATGGTCAGCGTTTATCGCAATTACTAATCGCCAATGGCCACGCAAGACCTTATTTTGGTGAAAAGAAATCTTCATGGTGTTAATATGACAAATCTACATCATATATGCGATAATTGTGGTTCTGAGTTTACGATTAAATACGATGAGGATCAGACTGAAACTGATCCACTCCATTGTCCGTTTTGTGCAGAATATATTACGGAACATGAAGAAGTTGATGATGATGAATGACCTGGTACTTTCATAATACCATCAATGAGATAACAGCCGAAGAAACCGAAGGGTTCTTTGGCTTTGTCTATCTCATCACTCACAACAAAACTGGCCGAAAGTATATTGGCAAGAAATTCTTTACTAAATCTAAAACTAAACAAGTAAAAGGTAAAAAGAAAAGAATTCGTGTCGCCTCTGATTGGGAAAACTATTGGGGAAGTAATAAGAAATTACAAGAGGAAGTAAAAGAAAAAGGTGCAGATCAATACACTAGAGAGATTTTACACCTCTGTAAAAGTCGTAGTGAGTGTTCTTATTGGGAAACTTTTGAGATTTTCAACCGCCACGCTCTGATGAATGATTCATACTATAATGAGTGGGTGTCCTGTAGGATTCGGAAGGACCACCTTAAAGCTAAAGCATCTTAATTTCAAACCGGACACCGATACTTATAATATTTTCAGCTTCATTTCACAATAATTCAGGTAAAAATTTATTATTTTTTCTTTGATTTTCATCTGATGAAATAATTCTCAAATTTTGATGTACGTGCAATCCAGAGACATTTTTACCACGTAAGGGTATTATGTGATCCACATGATGTGGAGTTCCTGTTTGTTCTGTTATTCTTCTACATTCATCATAGATTTCGCTTATTTTATTAATGTCACGCCATAGTGGTTTTTGTTTGTTTCTATGTTCGTGAAAATAACCTGCGCCAATTTTGGCAGCAATAATTTTTTCATGTGAAGGCGAACAAGCTTTTTTGTTTTTGCGAAAAATGGGTTTATTACAAATTAGACAATTCATAGTTATCTCCGACTGATATAGATAGTTATGTGGGACAGCCTGATCCGACCGGGTTTCTTGGTACGCCAATACCAAGATTACCACATTTATTTATCATCTGGTAGAATTACATCATCTTTGCCACAAAAATGTGCGGTTGCAACATAAAATATACTAAATAATATTGTAATGCTTAAGGAGGTTACAATGTTATTGAAATTTAAATCTTTTCTACAAATGCTGTGGGATTCTATGATTGAAGGCCAAATGAAGCGTGCCGAATATTATAAAAAAACCCGTAGATTTATGGAATAAACTCAATCAATCGTCTAAAGGAGATTCACATGTTTGACTATTTTAAAAACGCTAAAGTACCACAAATCGATGAAATCGTTGCCAAATCTACTGATGTGGCCATTCAAACCATCGACTATCAGAACTCGGTATTTAAAGAGACTTTGAAGTTTTTTAATACTGTTACAGACAAATTCTTTTATACATATACTGTGAGTGCAGCAGATGCTGTAAATAAAGGCACGGAATATGCAAAAGAAGCAATTACAAAAGCAGGAAAACAACTTTCAACGGTATCTGCAAATAGCAAATAATACTCGTTCTTGGTTGCCTGTCAATAGAAATGGTTGGTGGATTAAGTTTTCCACCTACCATTCTCACAATATTCTTTTATTCTTAATTTCACCATTTACTGGTCAGACCATTATTCGTTATTTCGACAATGAAGATGATGCAGTAAAATTCATTAACTATATTTGCGACTTAGATCCTCATTTAGAGTTGGAGATTTAAAATCTGATGTTATTCGTGTAAGTGACATATTTGTTCTCTGTTATGCTTGTTTGATAGCCATAGTGTTCTGGTATCCAGCATTTATTGAAATCCACTTACTAGAATCCAACTGTACTGGACTAGATCTAGGAGTTCTGTCGTTAAGGCCTAATTCTCCTCCACTATTACTTCCCCATGCCCATAATGTATTATTATTTTTTGTCGCTAACGTAAAATATAGACCACTACTAATTTTATTCCAATCAGTACCAGTTCCTACTTGAACTGGACTGGATCTATTTACTATATCATTAAATCCTAGCTGGCCAGCATTATTTCTACCCCATTGCCATAGAGTACCATCTGTTTTGGTGGCTGCGGGGCTGTAGACACCAACACTCACCAGATTCCAATTAGTAGAAGTTCCTACTTGGACTGGACTGGATCTATCAATTGCGTTTCCAAGTCCTAATGAACCATTAGTATTAACTCCCCATGTCCACAGAGTACCATTTGTTTTAGTAGCCCCACTTGATCGATATCCTATATCAACCAAATTCCAATCTGTAGAAGATCCTATTTGAGTTGGGCTAGATCTAGCAGTTGTTTGATTGAGTCCTAAGTTTCCTCTAAGATTAGATCCCCACGTCCACAAAGTACCGTCAGTTTTTTGAGCAATTGCATCACCATATCTTTCTTTAATAATATTCCAATTAGTAGCAGAGCCAACTTGTGTTGGACTAGATTTATTAATTTGATCTCCAAGTCCTAGCTGGCCATAATTATTATCTCCCCAAGACCATAAAGTACCATTTGTTTTGATAGCAAACATTGCATTATCGATACTAATTTTGCTCCAATTAGTACCAGTTCCTACTTGGACTGGACTGGATCTATTAATCATGTCATTAAGTCCTAGATTACCAAAGCTATTATTTCCCCATGTCCATAAAGTTCCATCTGTTTTTATTGATCCAGATTGATAATCAAAAGTGTTTATTTCACTCCAATCATTACCAGCAACTTGAACTGGGCTGGATCTAAATCCATCATTTATACTTATTCCTAATTTTCCCACACTACCGTTTGATCCCCAAGTCCATAATTGATACTGTGGCGCAACCGTAACCGTAACATTAAATGTCCTATCAGAATCTTGCAATTCAGCATCAGAGGCTCTTACAGTAAAGCTATATGTTGTCTCAGCACCAATCGTTACAGTACCATAAAAATATCCATTGCTGAGTAATTGTGTACCAGCTGGTAATGCTGTAGTATTGGAATATGTTGTGGCACCAGTAGCACTCAATGATACATTAAAGGATACATTGGCTGATTGATTTGATAAAGTGCTGCCTGTAACCCATGTTGGTGATGTAGAATATGTTACACCATTTACACGAATACCAAATCCACCATCTGGATTAATTACATAAAGATTATATGATGCAGCTGATCTAGCAGGTACTTGTGCTCTTAATGTTGTTGAATTCACATAACTAACTGCCGTGGCCTGTGTAGTGTCAATGAATACTGTGGCACCAGATTGAAACTCTGACCCATTAATCACAATGTAACCACCAGCAGTATCTACGGCAGTATCATCTAATATTGTATAAGAAGAATTAGCAACATTGACAGAAGTAATTTTAGGTGCCAATGTTTGTGTAAAGGCTACGGTGGCAGTATTGGATAGTTTAGTCGTACCAATGGCATAATCTTGTATGTTTTGGGGTTGTATTTTGGTAAGTGGCATGATTTTATGCGGTTCTGGTGGCTATGGTGTTGTATTTTCCAATACTCACCTTGCTCCATGTGGTACCAGATCCTATTTGGACTGGACTGGATCTATTTACTATATCATTAAATCCTAGCTGGCCACGATTATTACGTCCCCATGTCCATAAAGTACCATCGGTCTTGGTGGCTATGGTGTTATAAAATCCAATACTCACCTTACTCCATGTGGTGCCAGATCCTACTTGAACTGGACTGGATCTATATACTCTATCATTAAGTCCTAGCTGGCCGTGATCATTACGTCCCCATATCCATAGTGTACCATCAGTCTTGGTGGCTATAGTGTTATAAACTCCAATACTCACCTCACTCCATGTGGTGCCAGATCCTACTTGGACTGGACTGGATCTATCAACTATATTACCAAGTCCTAGCTGGCCATTATTATTATATCCCCATATCCATAGTGTACCATCAGTCTTAGTGGCTATGGTGTTATAAGCTCCAATACTCACCAAATTCCAATTAGTACCAGATCCTACTTGGACTGGACTGGATCTATCAACTATATCATTAAATCCTAGCTGGCCTCGTTGATTACTTCCCCATGTCCATAGAGTACCATCAGTCTTGGTGGCTATGGTGTTATAGGAGGTTCCAATGCTCACTAGATTCCAATTAGTACCAGATCCTACTTGGACTGGACTGGATCTATGTACTATATCATTAAATCCTAGCTGGCCACGAATATTACCTCCCCATGTCCATAAAGTACCATTAGTTTTGGTGGCTATGGTGCTATATTCTCCAATATTCACCAAATTCCAATTAGTACCAGATCCTACTTGTACTGGACTGGATCTATATACTGTATCTCCAAGTCCTAGTTGGCCACGAATATTATATCCCCATGTCCATAAAGTACCATCAGTCTTGGTAGCCATGGTGTTATAACTTCCGATACTCACCAAATTCCAATTAGTACCAGATCCTACTTGGACTGGACTGGATCTATCAACTATATCATTAAATCCTAGCTGGCCAAAATTATTACGTCCCCATAACCATAATTGATACTGTGGCGCAACCGTAACCGTAACATTGAATGTTTTGTCTGCATCTTGATTTTCTGCGTCTGTAGCCCTCACAGTAAAGCTATATGTTGTCTCTGCACCAATAGTAACTGTACCATAAAAATATCCATTCGATAATAATTGTGTTCCTGCTGGTAATGCTGTGGTATTAGAATAACTTGTTGCACTCGTAGCACTTAAACTTACATTAAAGGAAGTATTTGCTAATTGATTTGATAGCGGGCTTGAAGTAACCCACGTTGGTGTCCCTGAAAATGTCACACCATTGACACGAATACCTGTGCCACCGTCTGGATTTACCACATAGATATTGTAAGAAGCGGCAGATTTAGCCGGTAATTCTGCTCTGAGAGTTGTACTATTGACAAATGTTGTTGAAGTGGCTTGTGTCGTATCAACCAACACAATCGCACCAGATTGAAAGTCTGAACCCGTTACAACAATATAACCACCGCCAATATTTACTGCTGTATCATCCAGTACGGTATAGGCACTATTGGCAACATTTACCGTTGTAACTTTAGGTGCAAGGGATTGAGCAAAAGCCGACACGGCAGTATTTGAGAGTTTATTGGTATCAATTGCATAATCTTGTATGTTTTGACCTTGAATCTTGGTAAGTGCCATGGTTGCCTCTTGGTTGATTAATTACCTATTTATTCTATCTAAATACTTGACAACACGATTTTTATCATTTATACTTCCAATATGAAATCTCTTATTACCGAAATAAAATCTCTTACCGATTCAGAAAAGATCAATTTGTTGGCCATGTTTCTTCTGGCCGCCTTTGTCGTTGCCTCCGTGTCCATTATGTTTAATATCACCCGTGGTGCCGATGTAGACTATTTTAAAGAACGCTTGGTGATTACCGAAGCCAGACTGAATTCAATTGATAAAAAGGTAGATGATTACCGTGACCGCATTGATCGCATGAATGACAAACAAACAGAGAAAATGATTGAAGTACAAAGAAAAGTAGAAGAGCATGAAAAATGGATAGAAGAATGGAAAAAATTACCAAATCTACCAAAGCCGAGGAGATAGTATGAGTGATGGTGGAAAAGGTTCAGCACCAAGACCATTTTCTGTTGATCGCAAGACATTTGAAAATAATTGGGATATGATATTTAAAAAACCATCTTGGGATCATTATAGTGATCTACCAAATCCTGACGCATATACAAATGATTATCAGGACATTTTATCGACCGAAGATTGTGTAGAAAATGTATTAAAGGATTTCAAACCAAATGGTACAGAAACGGAACAAACACCGTGATACCTTTTGACATTGAAGTACCATACCGAATGAGGCCCAATATGAGGCCTCTTTCTGATTCCGAGCCCATAACATATCAAGATGATCAATATGATGATTACATTGATCAAAAGAAAAAATTATGTTCGCCAATATTTGGTAACAATGTAACAGAAGAATTGCATGAAAACATTTTGAATTATTTAAAGTGTAATGATTTCAGCGAGGCCACCAAAAAATATCAAGAAGATTTTGTGATATGGGCACCAAATGCTGATGGTAAATTATCCATGCAAATAGCATCTGTGTGTTTTCCATCTGGTTGGGATCCAGCAGAAAAGATTAATAAGACCTTTGCTGAGATACACCAACCTGTGGCCGATAATAAACTCATCATGTCGGCGGCTGATAGTATTGCCACAATGATTACACAAAAAGGACCATTTGTGCGATCTGTATGGACTGTATCAAATACACCGAATTTAAACCAAAGGCCATCTGTAAAGAAGCCGTGGTCAAATGAAACGGTACATCAAATGTATTATCGAGCCGAAAGGCAAGTTACCATACCTCTTGGTGATAAGGCAATATTCTTTATTCGAACTCATATATTGCCTTTATTGTCAACAGATTGTGATAGAATCCGAATATCTATTAATAGTATGACCGATGAAATTCTGGCCTATAAAGGCTTGCAATATGTTAAGGAACAATTAAATGTTGAAAACATGGGTGCTTGTTCTGGTTATTAATGGTGTCACAACCGATTTAGGGCCAAGAGTAAATATTAATGATTGTACCCAAGCATGGAAAGTTTATATAAAACAAAACCCTAAATTAAAATACAATACATTTTGTGAATGGCGTAATGAATGAAAAATTATGATTGGAAAGAAGGTGGTAACAATATTAGTTGCTACTATTATTACAATACCAAAGATGGCCTGATTGTAGGCCAAGTCCACAATATATCGCACACCAATATATGGGTCTCAAAGATATATAAAACTCCTACCAATGAGCATTATCTTGGTCAATATATTTCATTAGAATATGCCAAAAATGCCATCGAAAGGCATTTTGATATACAGTCTCGTACTTTGCTAGAAAGTGATTTTTAATGAATCGATATTCGAATATGCCTGTGGTTCTAAGTGCGGTTACCTCTGATGAACCGATATCCGATGTACCATGTGGCACCTGTACCAAATGCTGTGAATTATTGGCACCGATGCTGACACAAGAAGAAATTGCATCAGGATTATATCCAATCAGTCTGGTCAATCCAACGGATCATCAGTTAAAAGAAAACCCTTCCGCCAATATTGTCATTACACTTTATCGTAAAAAGGAAGGTGGTTGTGGTATGTTTATTGATGGTAAATGCTCGATCTATGACATTCGACCAAAGGCCTGCCGCCAATTTGATTGTCGCAGAGGCCACTATCCACCACTTATATCACACGCCAAAGAGAAATTTGCAATTTAAAGGACTTTACTATGAGAATTGAAGAAGATATTAAATTAGATTTTCGTGATGTATTGATAAGACCAAAACGATCCACACTCAGTAGTCGCAAAGAAGTAAATTTAGAAAGAACCTACACCTTTCGCCATAGTAAACAAACCTGGTCTGGCATACCAATCATGGCCGCAAATATGGATGGTGTTGGTACATGGAATATGGCTAAAGCTCTTGCCTTCCATAAACTGTTTACTGTATTGGTCAAGGCCTATAGCATTGGCGATCACAATATAAATTGTCCTGATCTTGATGCAAACACCTTTGCTGTATCAACAGGGACGAGCGAGAATGAATTTGGTCGCCTTGAAATTATAATGCAGTCTCAACCACAAATACAGTTTATTTGTATTGATATTGCAAACGGTTATTCAGAGCATTTTGGTGACTTTGTTGAAAGAGTCCGAAAAAACTTTTCCAATAAAACAATTATTGCAGGTAATGTTGTTACCGCAGATATGACACAGGAGTTAATTTTACGTGGAGCAGATATTATTAAAGTTGGTATTGGGCCTGGTAGTGTTTGTACTACTCGTATCCAAACTGGAGTCGGATATCCTCAATTATCGGCCATTATCGAATGTGCTGACGCTGCTCACGGCCTTGGCGGGCATATTATTGCTGACGGCGGCTGTACTTGTCCTGGTGACGTTGCTAAAGCCTTTGGTGGTGGTGCTGACTTTGTAATGGTGGGTGGTATGTTTGCAGGCCATGATGAAGGCGGTGGTCATATCGAAAATGGTAAAGTAACATTCTATGGTATGAGTTCTGATACTGCAATGGAAAAACACCATGGCGGTGTGGCCGAGTATCGAAGCTCCGAAGGCCGTACTGTAGAGATACCATATAAAGGACCAATTCAAAATACCGTCAGAGATTTACTTGGCGGCCTAAGGTCAACCTGTACCTATGTCGGTGCGCCAAGTTTAAAACAATTGCCAAAATGCACAACCTTTATTCGTGTCAATCGCCAGATCAATGATGTATTTCTGTAATGAAAGAATTTGATTATAACCTGCCATACACCGACTTAGACTTCACCGATTCCAAAACCAGGCCATATTATCGTATAGGCCGTGGTGAGCAAGGTGTTTTATTAGTCCGACCATACACTAACGAAATCTGCCAATATTGGAGATTTAAAACACCAAACGAAGCCACCAAATCCGCCAAGAAAATCTATACAATGTTCCTGTCTTTTATTTCCAAAAACGATTTTATTGGTGCCGATATGTGCCGTAAATTCTTAGAAATGGGATTTACAAGATCCAGAAGATATGCCAACCATCACTCAGGAAAAAAGTATAATTCTGACCGATCTATCAAACCGCAAGAGAAAGACCATGCCACCTGCCACTATGCAGAATCCGCTACAATCTTTTTAGAATACCGTAGAAAAGCTGCAGAGAATCTACAGTATAAGACCATGAGAAAGGAATGGAGGGAGAATGAATAAAGACCATGTAAACCGTAGAATGACCAAGATGGCATGGGGTAAGTATAAAGGCCGTACCGTATCTGAATTACCCGACCATTATATTGAGTGGGCTTGTGTAAACTATATGGACAGAGGCCAACAAGTGATATTTAAGGAAGAATTAGAATATCGAAATACCTATGAGAAAAAGAGTTTAAAACCTAGGTATAAGTAAGAGCAGCAACCGAATAGTATCGGAAACCATGAAAAACCTGTGTGAAGAATGGGCCAATATAAAGAAAAAAACTGTAAATTCTGTAAGAAGCTGCACCGAAAACGTGGCCCATATTGCGGCCAGTCTTGTGCGAACCGTGATAGACCAGAATACTCGCAGAAGGTCTCAGAGAATATGCGAAAGGTTGCAGCAGAATATAATAAAACTCCCGAAGCCGTTGCCAAGCAGAAACAATTTGGCACCTCTCTGGCCTCTCTGACGGCCGAAGATTATACTATCGATATTCCAGACCTTGACCGCAGCGTACCTGACGGTTATACTGAAGCCTCCGACTGGTAAGTAAGTACTCACTCACATAGACCAGGACTCGCCTCCGGACTGTTGTTTTTTTGCACCAGCCCCATCCGACCTCTTGACAAATGCCGCATCCTTTGATAGAATTGGTGTGTTGACGATAGAAAAGGATATTAAATTGTTTATTACTTCCATGAGCCAGGTCAAAAAAGTGTCCCCGGCTGATATTCTGAAGCGTAAGAATCCTGCTGCTTCGATGCCTGTTCCGACCTATGCTGAGATTATGGCGAAAATTGCGAAGCTTGAAAAAGAAGCCGAGTTTGCGATGGCTGCCGAAACCTTCCTCGATTGTGATTATAAAAAAGTGAAAATTTCGAAGCGTGTTGCAATGGTCCCGAAATATGCAAGAGGATATACCAAGTGATAGTTTTCGAAATTCTCGGCTGTGTGGCCGCTGTTGTTGCAATTGTGTGTGTAATGAAACCTTGGAGTTTAGATTGAGAACCAAAGTAATTATTGAAGGCCTGAATAATTCCCAGAAATTCCGTGCTGTAATTAACGGAATTTTTATCGGTGATTGTCAGGTGAAGGATTTAGTGGGCAACCGATTCCCGCAAACCCAACAAAGGGTCGCCGTATGGGAGGCGCTAATGGAAATAGCTCGTGCTCGGCGGTGTGGTGCGAAT